TCAGCTCCAGATACAAATGCATCACAGAAGTCTGGATAATCAGCCATATCAACTCCTTCGATCTCAACGTTATCTACTAAGTTAATATCAAAGTCTTGTATAGTGTGAATAGTATCATACTCTTCTGGAGTAACCGCCCAGATCGCATCGTCAAACATAGCATCACCATTGGTGTATATCCTTTTAGCTTCTGTTGAACTAAAGGTACTTATGGTAGCGTGTCTCGCTCCGTTCATGTCTACGATAATAAATTTTTGTAATTTCATGGTATTAGTGTTTTAGTGAATGGCTAATATACAAAACATAAATGACATACGCAAGTAAAAAAGTATCTAAATAGAAAAAGCACCCCTAAAGGTGCGTTTCTACTAGTAAAATCTTTTTAATATATCTTTTAACACTACATCACAATCGGCTTTTGACTGTGGTTTATATACAACTCTGTAGTCTCCAGTCAGATCTAAATGGCGTTTAAATAGCTTCCATCTTATAGGAAAGCTTTCATTAGCTCTTCCTTTAGTTTCTATAATGAAACGATCAGAAACGAAGTCTGGAGTATAATAGATCCCTCTTACTTTCTTTTGGCCTCTATCTATAAAATCCTTTTTAGCAGTTCTTTCGAATGAAACGTTTGATGAGTAGAAGCCTTCTAGTATATCAAATCTCTCTGTTTCATATCCCATCTCTACATTAGCATCTTTAAGGATCTTATACATATAGACTTCTAGTTGACTAGCAAACTGTATTCCGTCATACCATCCTTTTTTACTCTGTATTGTTTTCTTTCCTACTTTCCTTTTATATTTCATCGTATGTATAGATTAGGTTTATATAAGTAATTATCTGTATCGAATTCAACGTATTTTTCTGATACTGCTATTCTGGTAACTCCTCTTAGGATTAAGTTTTTAACTAAGAACATTCTCTTCTTAGAATCTAGGACCCTCAGACGGATACCTTTTCCAACTCTGTAAGGACTGAATGAAACCAAGCCTAATAAATCAGCATATCTTTGTGAAGTATATCCTAGCTCTATTGAAGGCCTCCATGAAGGAAACTCTACCATGATATCGTCTAAGATCAATACTGGCTCTCTTTCCATAAATCTAAAAGCTGATCCCTTAGTATCTGGTGAATCGAATAGCTCCCAGTATAAATGGCGTAATCCTTCCGTATTGTTGAACTCCTTGTTCTTTCTATTGTAGTTTCTTGCTTTGATCATAATATTAACGAAGAACGGCTACCCTAAAGTAGCCGATCATCTCTTAACAAATATATAGTAACACTTTAAACACATTTGTAATATACCTTAATATATGTCTACTATAATACTTTTTATTTAAATAGTTATTAACTTCTTTTTTTAGATATAGTTAGTGCAACAGACGGTTAAAAAGCTAGCAACATCACGCTTACATTTTTTTGTTAAAATGACGCTACTAGGATAATTAGTTTGTTTCTCTCAACGAAGTCAAAGTTACAAGTTCTGAGGTGAGAAAGGTTCTATTTTTAGGATTATTTTTAGGAAAGTTATTAACTTAAACTGTTAGTCCTTGTTTTTAAAGGTCTTCATAACCTTTTCAATTCCTCTAGATCCGAAATAAAACACAGTCATTGTACCAAATAGAGTTTGAATTACTGGCACATAAGCTTTATCGATCGTAAAATCACCTATGTTTCCATCTAGGAATACCATAGATAAGAACATAATAAACATTGCAGCATAAACTACTGGACGTACTAATCTGGTTATGGCATATTCACTATCGATCTCTAATCGCTTAGTGACCTCTTCCATCTCTACCATATCATGCTCCATTTCAACTAAAAGCAGTTCTTTATCTACATCAGAAAGATCACCATCTTTTCTGATCGCATCACCTAGTTTATTCAAACCAGATATTCCAGTTACTGTTCCAGCTAAGTTCAATAGCTCTGGTGCAAATGTTTTACCTTGTTTGCCTAACCATCTTAGAGCATCACCAACTCTGGTAGCTCCATTTAATTCTTTGTATGTCGGTTTCTTAGTTTCCATAGTTAATATAATTATATAGTCTGTATGTTACGTAGATTATTATGACAATTCTATTTAACAACATAACGGTTTTAGGGTGCTTAAGGCTTGCTTTCACTAGGATTCCTCCAAAGAAAAGTATAGCGAAATGCCATAATGTAACGAAAAATGATAATATTTTTTTCATATTTTACCCCCCTTATTATTAAAGAGCAGAGAAATATAAATTCGCTTCTGATCTTCTTCTGTTAGTTAATCCTTTTAATACTCTACCACCACCTTTATTCCATCTCATGAATTGCCTAGTGATATCCTCATCATTAGGGTTAGCATTAACTCTCTTTAGGAGAGTACTGCTTTTAAGAGCTCCTAAGCCAACATTGTATGCGAATGATACTAACGCACTAAATTGATTAGATGTAAGCTTAGAAGTAACGTAACGATCTACACCTCTCTCATAATGAAGAACCATATCCTCTAACAGTAGTGATGCGTAAGATTCACTAATTGGACGATCAGTTAACTTAACTGCATTACGATTATTAGGATAGTATGTAGCTCCGTATCCTATAGTTGCTACTCCAGCTGGACAAAGATAAGCATGCATTTCAAAACCTTCCCATCTTTTTATTAAATCTAAACCTTCATTATTTATTTTCATTATTGGTTGCTTTAAATTCTTCTTCTTCTTCGTAGTCTTCAATCTCATGCTGAAGAACTTCATTCTGCAATTTAGCTTTTTTTCTATTAAGTCTATTAATCTTGAAATCATGTGGTATTTTAATAAATAGAAAATATATTGCACCAGCAATAGCTACAATTAATTGCAATGTAGTTGTAAAACCATGGATATCCCAGTCTAAAACTAAAGAGGCTACGGACACTCCCCATACGCCACTAGCTAGTATTTCTTCTATTATTTTCATCATGTTATTGTGCCTTGTATAATTGTTATTGCGTCTTCTATAATACAACTGATTTGACATGGTATTGTTTATATTAGTTAATTTCCAGTATCTATTGAGTTGATCGTACCTAGACTTGATAGTGAAACAGTATCTACCGACGTTATATTAGCAAAACCAATAGTATTTCTTGAAGTTATACTACCAACTGGTGCTGGAGTTCCACTCATAAAACCAGCTTGAATCATAGCAAAATCATCATTAACTGGAGTAGTCCAATGTAAAGTTGTATCCGTATGATTAGATGATGGCTGTGATCTTGAATAAGCAGTTCCAGATATTAAATTACCTCTATCTGTTTGGTGTAATAAAGTTCCACTCTTAGAAACACCAGACAAAGTAGGATACCCACTATGCCATTGATTAATAGTCATCGTTCCAGTATTTGTTGGGAACGTTGAAGTAAGTTGACATACTTTCCCACTAACAGAAAAAGTAGAATCAACATCTTGAAGTATTATTGTGTCAGTAGAAGAGAACGTATAAAGATTAGCTACATTATATATACTACTTTTATTACTGTAAGACACAAATCCAGATCTATTTGCAGTATTAGTATTTAAATACCACATCTCAACATTACCCTCAGTAGTAGCAACAGTACTACCAACCTTAGTAAAGTAATCAGTTCCTAAAGCTGGAGCTACATTTATTGCACTAGTACCATTAACAGCAAGTGTAAGTATTATAAGTTTACACGCACTGTTTGTACTTAGAGCTATTGTAACAGCAGAGTAATTTTGGTTTCCTCCAGTAATCGAAGTTGCTAAGGATATTAATGCCATATTATGATCTTATCATGAAATCCGAAGACGGATTGATTAATACTTTATCTGTAGCAATACATATACCCATAACTTGAACCATATCACCAGTAGTAAGTGGAGCTGTGTTAGATAGTCTACCAGCTAAATCATCAAGGAATACTTGAGATCCTACAGTAAAAGTTGGGAATATACCCCAATAAGCTATACCATGAATTAACACATCTACACCTTGACCAGAAGAAGCACTTGAAACAGCTATTCCAATAGCTGGATTAGTTAAAGAAGTTCCAGCGTTAGCGTTAGCATGCTTAACTTGTAATGTTCCAGTAGCACATACTGCGTACCCACTAGTTACAGTTCCAGAAGCAGTCATTCTTATTATTGTTCCAGAAGCAGTACTTGCACTAGGAGCAGTATCTAATCTTCTAAAATCATCTACATATACTTTTCTAGATGAAGCGGAATCTATTATAGCTACAGCATCAGTATTCTTCATGCCAGAAGTTGTATATACAGCACTTAATTCGTTTAAATCTAAATATACATTAGGGGTTGTCGTTCCAGAAGTAACGTCAATCCCAGTCCCACCAGTAACATTAGTTACAGTTCCAGATCCACCTCCACCAGTTGGAGCAGCCCACTCAACACCTCCAAGAGCATGCTTAGTTAATACGTTTCCAGTTGATCCAGTTGTTCCATTTTGATCTTTAATATATGCGTTACCATCTAAGTTTATTCCAGTAGAAGCCGTTAGCTCACTATCAACTCTAAAAACACCACCTACTCTTGCAGATCCAGCAACATACAAATCAAGAGATGAGTTTGATGGAGTACCTATACCTACATTTCCAGATATAGTAGCTCCGTAAGTATCAGCAGTCCAAGGTGAAGTTGCACCACCACCAGAAGCGTTAATCATTATTGTATTAGCACTATCATTGTAATCAACAGTAGTATTGGTTCCATCAATAAACATAGCACCTACAATATCTTGTACCGCCTCATTTGATAATTGACTATTAAGAGTCACATAACCAGCACCATTTGTAAGCTGGTTGTTATTAGTTATATAGTTTGCATTTGTTGCACCAGTATAACCTAAGTTAGCAAGAGTTAATGTTCTCGTAGCCACAGTTCCTTCCGCCTCAGTAACGTGTCCTAAAGTGTCACTACGTACGAGTAGATCAAGACTAGATATTACAGTCGCTCCAGTAAGAGTTCCAGAACCAACAGATAGATCATCACCATCATAAGTTGGATGTACGTAGTTGTTTGCGTTAGTAGCTCCAGTATAACCTAAATTGGCTAAGGTTAGTGTTCTACTTCCATGACTAGTAATAACTCCGTCAGTCATGTTAATAGTAGATACAACAGTTGCACCACTATAACTTATATCAGCATCAGTACCAATAATCTGGTTACCACCACCTCCAGTAGTAACAGATCCATCAGCCATTAAATATTGTGAGGATGTACCCCCAGTTTTTATTAAAGAGGTTCCAGTTAAGGAACCGTCTACACTTACATCTTGTAATATTCTCATAATTATACGTTTCTACTATTAATTTTACTCATTAACACTCTATATATTTGTCCAGTAGCTGGAGCTGTGTTAAATGTTACTTGTACATTTGTGTTAGTAGTGTGTTGTATTTTAGGATAAACTATTTCTTTGTAATATGAGCTTGAAGCATTCCAGTCAAATATTTGAACATGAACATCAGCTCCTAAATCATGCCACGCAGCAAAAGTAGTTGTACTTCCGTTACCAGTAATTTGATGCTTTACTTGCTCGTTATAAGCAAAGAATTGAGACTTAGTAGTTTTAATATTCTTACCACTACCATCTACTCCGATAACGTGCGTTAAGTTTAATATATCTAAATCAATTAAATCTAAATCTAATCCTAAAGTTACAGTAGCACTTGATCCATTAGTAATTTCTATTCCTTCTTTACCATCAGTAGTAGAAGGGATTATAGAAGCTACACCACCACCAGTATTACCAGTATATCCTAAGTCAGCTAAAGTTAACGTTCTAGTTCCTAAACTAGTAACGTGTCCAGTACCATTGGTAGATATAATGTCAACTATTGTAGCCCCACTTGTATTAATGTTTGTAGCAGAGTAATTAGGGTGAATATACTTATTCGCATCTGTAGCTCCAGTGTACCCTAAGTTACCTAAAGTTAAAGTTCTTGTTGCGTATGTTGCGTTAGCATCAGTAACGTGTCCAAGAGTATCCGTAGTTACATTTAAATCAATATCAGATACTACTACTGCACCACTTAAAGCTCCAGTATCTAAACTCATATCATCACCATTATAAGTAGGGTGAATATAATAGTTTGCATTTGTAGCTCCAGTAAATCCAAGATTACCTAAAGTTAATGTTCTAGATGAGTGGCCAGTAACAACTCCATCAGTCATTACCAAAGTATTAAGTACAGTTGCACCACTATATGATATATCCGTATCAGTACCGATGATCCTATTTACATTAGTAGCTACAGTTCCATTTGCTAGCAAGAACTGGGAGCTTGTGCCCCCAGTCTTAATAAAAGAAGATCCTTCAACACTTCCTTCTACATCTAGATTTACTATTACCTTTTTACTTGCCATATTATTATCCTATTATTACTACTCTCAATGCATTTGCAGCTGGAGCAACATTAAATTTAAAAGTTGTTACAGTAGTAGAAGTTAATTCAATTTCGCATTCTACTTGATCCATAGTACTTACTTCATATACTTGAGCTTGTACCCATCGGTTTCCAATATTGTGAGCTACCGCAATAGAAGTTGATCCACCTATTGTATTAGAGTATGTTAACGTAGTTGATAAAGATGCAGTAATTCCTAACGTACTTTTTAAAGTAG